ACTTGAAAAGGATGCAATGGAAGAAGAGGGCGAAGCACCAGTTGATCCTGCTGCCGCAGCACCTGCTGCTCCAATGGACCCAACTGCTGCACCAGCACCTGCTCCAGCAGCTCCTCAAATGTCAGATACTCCAGCACCTGCTGCTCCAGTGTCAGATACTCCAATGGCTCCAGCCGCTCCAATGGACCCAACCGCACCAGCAGCACCTGCTGCTCCAGTTGATCCAATGGCAACTGCACCAGCAGCACCTGCTGCTCCTGAAGAGGAAATTTCTCTTGAGGAACTTCTCGCTGAACTTGAGAAGGATGAAGATGTCAGTGTACATGAAGGTTCCGAAGAAGAAGAGGGTTCAATGGACGAATCTGCTTGGGCGGAACAACTTCAAGAAGTAACAGCTCAACGCGATAATGCAATGAAGACTGTTGAGATTTTGCGCAACCAAATCAATGAAGTCAACTTGTTGAATGCCAAGTTGCTTTATACCAACAAGTTGTTCAAACAATTCAGTTTGAACAATCAACAAAAGATGAAGGTTGTTGAGAATTTTGACCTCACTACGAGTGTACGTGAAGTCAAGTTAACCTATGCTATTATGGCCGAATCGTTTAATTTGGGTGGATCAGTTGTTAAAAAGAAGAATACAACTGCAACTACTATCACCGAAGGTTTGGCAAGTAAGGCAGTTGCAAGTACTAAACCTTCACAACCAATTGTGGAAGGTACAAACACAATGGCAGAGAGATTCAAGACACTCGCTGGCATTAAAAAGTAATAACGTCTGAAACAAATTAAACTACAAGGAAAAATATATTATGAGTGCTGATGTAAAGTCACTTCTAACGACAAATATGAATCCTCAGGCTGAGCTTATGGCTAAGACCCGTGGATTGCAATCAAAGTGGGATCAAACTGGTTTGCTCGAAGGCCTAAACGGCGTCGAGAAGGCCAATATGTCAATCCTTCTTGAGAACCAAGCAAAGCAACTTCTTGACGAAGCTACCGCAACCGGTACTTCTTCAAACAGTGAACAATGGGCAGGCGTTGCTCTCCCACTCGTTCGCCGTGTGTTTGCTGAAATCGCAGCTAAGGAGTTTGTGAGTGTTCAACCAATGAACCTCCCAAGCGGTCTTATCTTCTATCTTGACTTCAAGTATGGAACCAACAACGGTGCTTTCAGTAAGGACACTTCAAACAACTACAGTTCACTATTCGGTGGTACCGGCACCAAGCTTGGTTCAACCGACAGTGCAACCGGTGGTCTCTACGGTGCAGGCCGTTTCGGTTATTCAATTAACGACCAATCAATCAACCACATCACCGCTACCCGCGCTGCTGTAAGTTCATTGAGTGGTGTTAATTTTGATGCCAACGTCAGTGCTTCAGTTGCTGCTGGCGAAGTTTTCACTTTGACCACAACCAACTTGTACAGTGCTTCAAGTGCTGCTGGTAACGTGTTCGACGCTAACGGCGCTCGTTCATTCACCATCACCGCTGCTAGTATCGTAACCTACTTCCCATCATTGACCTCAATCAATGGTTCAGAAGTAACCTTCGTTGTTTCCGGTTCAAACCCAGCTTCCGCAAGTTTGACTGTTAACTACAGTGTACAGCCTAAGGACAGTAACCGTGGTGACTTCGAAGACAAGACCACAACCGACAGCTTGAGCTCAATCGGTATTCCTGAAGTCAACCTTGAGTTGAAGAGCGAGCCAATCGTTGCTAAGACTCGTAAGTTGAAGGCAGTCTGGACCCCAGAACTTGCTCAGGACTTGAATGCTTACCACAGCATCGACGCAGAAGCAGAATTGACTGCTCTCTTGAGTGAGTACGTTTCAATGGAAATCGACCTCGAAATCCTTGACATGTTGATCACCAACGTTCCAAATGTGACCACTGCACGTTGGAGCGCAAAGATTAACCGCGAAATCAGCGACAGCGGTGTCATCACTGACACAACTACTGCTGGTACCGGCGGTTACTACACCAAGTCAACTTGGTTCCAAACTCTTGGTAACAAGATCCAAAAGGTCTCTAACAAGATTCACCAATTGACCCTACGTGGTGGTGCTAACTTCCTCGTCTGCTCACCAGACGTTGCAACAATCTTGGAGTCAATTCCAGGCTTCGTTGTCAACACCGATGGTGACAGCGCCAAGTTCGCAATGGGTGTAAGCAAGGTTGGTAACTTCGCAAGTCGTTTCCAAGTCTACAAGAACCCATACATGGTTGAAAACACCATCTTGGTTGGTTTCCGTGGAAACAACTTCCTAGAAACCGGTGCTGTGTATGCTCCATACATCCCACTCGTACAAACCCCATTGGTCTATGATCCAGTGAACTTCACTCCACGTCGTGGTGTGATGACTCGCTACGCCAAGAAGATAGTCAGGCCCGAGTTCTACGGCAAGATTCTTGTCGGTGATCTCGATCAAGTATAATCGAGTCAATAAATTAAAATAACACGAAAACCCCAATGAAAATTGGGGTTTTCTTTTTGCACTGATCTTTTTAAATACTTTACCGTAGAACTGTTATATGTATAGTCACTATGAACAATATTGGCATATACAAAATTACAAACAAGAAAAACGGAAAATTTTATATCGGAAGTTCAAAACATATTGATAGACGGTGGTGGGAACATAAAAATGACTTGAACAAAAACCAACATACCAATTTAAAACTTCAACATGCATGGAATTATTATGGGCCTGATTGTTTTGAGCTCGTTATTTTAGAGAATGTTGATGAGTCAAAATTGTTAGAACGTGAACAATTTTATTTGGATACGTTCGTTCCATACAAACGTAATATAGGATACAATATAGGAGATAAAGCTTATGGTGGTGATAACTTTACACACAATCCAAATAAAGAAGAAATCTTAAAAAGGATCACACAATTAAACAATACAAACCGAATGCATGGCAAAAATCATAGTCCAGAAGCCATTGATAAACAAAAAAGTGCTGCTTCTGGTCGTTATACACTTGAGTGGTTTATAAGTCGATATGGAGAAGAAGGTGGGTTGACGATGTACAACCAACGTAATCAACGTTTGAAAGACCGAGATATAAATTATGTTTATGATAACGGATTAAAAGGAACTAAAAAAGGAGCGATGTCTCAAGAAATGAGAGATAAGATTAGTGAGACAAAACGCATGTTTAAACAGAACAAACAGCAGTTTATGAATGAGTTACAGAGTGGACTGTTTACAAACAAACAGTTATCTGAAAAGTATGGGGTATCTGAAGTGACTGTAAAATATTATAAACGCAAATTGAGTTAACGGTTTTTTGTTTTAATAGTTTATATTTAATACTATGGACTATAAGTCATTTTTTGAATATTTGTGGGAAGGTCGTCATGGTAGATTTTGGAGTGCGTATTGGATGGATAGTCGTGGCACATTTTATGAAGTGTATCGTGACGAAGAAGGGCGTGTTGGACATTTTAAATTTGCGAAGGAATATTGTGACGAACACAATATAGATTACAGTCGAACTGGTCCAATAGAAGAATTATTTAAACGTGGGTGGGTAAGAGTGACGTTTAATTATGGCGCAGATAACGAATTACATTTTGATTATGGTGCACGTTCCGTCAGTGATTCTCAATTGAAATCGTTAAAGGTTAAATCAACCGAACTGGGAGCGTTGTCAATTTTCGACGATAAACAAAATAAAGAAATAGAATTTTAATACTTATACTTATGATCAAACTAAAAGAACTTCTAAATGAGATTGAAGAGTCGTGTTGGGATGCATATAAACAAATTGGTATGAAAGAAAAAGACGGAAGAATGGTACCAAATTGTGTTAAAAAAGAAGAGTTGGATGACGTAGATGAATACGATGTTGAAAGTGAACAAGATATAAAAGAATTTGTTCAATTCATGCGAGAATATAAACAACCATTATGTGAAGCGGAATATCGTGGTCGTAAAGTGAAGCTTGGTAAACCAATGCAAGGTGATGTCAAGAAATTTAAAGTATATGTTAAAAATCCTAAAGGAAAAGTAGTTAAGGTAAATTTTGGATTTGGAGGATCTTCAGCTAAAGGTAAAAGAATGTCCATAAAAAAGAATAATCCAAAACGACGTAAATCTTTTAGAGCAAGACATAATTGTGATAATCCTGGCCCTCGTACTAAAGCTAGGTATTGGTCGTGTAAGGCTTGGTAATTTTATGAATAGACACGTTGAAAAAGGATGTTTAATGGCAATGGTGGAACCAACATATGGTCCACACATTGTTCGTATTGGTAAAACTGCAATACCTCCAGAGATATTGTATACTGATCCAAATGATCCTACATATGGTTATGATGAAGAACCGCATGTAACATTGAAATATGGATTTTTACCTGATTTACAACGTAGAGATGTTGCTACCGTATTGAAGGGTGTAAAGCCATTTAATATTGTATTGAAAGCGTTGAGTCAATTTAACAATGAAAATTATGATGTTGTTAAGTTTGACGTGGATAAAAACAATCAACAATTGATGGAGTTGAGAAACAGATGTGATCGATTGCCAAATGAGGATAGTTATCCAGAATATCATCCTCATATGACACTTGCGTATGTTAAGAAAGGAATGTTTCCGCATACCAAAGACGGATTGAATATTGTTATTCCTATTACCCGATTCAAATATAGCGGTCCACAAGGAAAGTACTATATCAATTTATGATTAAGTTGAAAGATCTAATTCGTGAAATCACAGATGGTCAAGGATACATGACTGCTGAGAAATTTGGCAGTATTTGTTTGAACCAACTTACCCGAACGTTTCCAGAATATGAGGTGGATTTGTTTGATGTTGCTGATTTCATAAAGGATCAGGTCAAATATAAGATGCCAAAACGGGTATCAATACACAATAGTTCTTTACGTGCAAGATTTCATATTGAAACCAATGATAAACTGTATTTTGTCAACATCGTCAATGAGTTTGATAAAGTACCAGAAAGAGAATTATCGAATAAATTTACGATGGCAGACGATGATTATTTGATGAGTATGCCATCTGTTAGTTTAGAACCTAAAGATTTAAATACTCCAAATGAGTTGATGCGGTTTCGTTGTAGTATGGTATTGCAAGATCGTGAGGGAAATACTTTAAATACATTGATTCCAGATCATAAAACTTCTTCTGTGTATTTTACTGATTATAAGACTCTCAATGAGTTAATATTGGATGTCAAGACTAAGATTGATGAAGATAAGTTTAACGACCTTGGAAAATTGGATGAAAATGAAGATGAATTTGATACGTCTTCATTGAATAGTGTTAAAGACATTACAGATATTGTTAAGGACGACATGGTTAAGGTTGCTCAAAAACAATATGACGATTGGAAACAAGATCAGAACGGTCAAGATACTGAATTGGGTAGTGGTGGTATATGTCACTTGATAGCTGACGATTTAATCGGTGTTTTGTATAGACATAAGATTGAAAATGTTCAAAGTGTGTGCAGCAATTATGAACAACATGTTTATATTGTTGGTCAGTTTAAGGAAGGTGTGTATGAAATCGATATACCTTATAATGTTTATGAAACGGGTGGTGGATATTCATGGAAGAAAATACCAGATGTTGAATTTAATAGAAACGACATAGTTATTAGCAGATTAAGCAGTGATCCGGGTGAGTATAACAATTATGTCGATACCATATAAAGAGACGGTTTTGGGTAACAATCAATACCTTCGTACATTTTCAGAAGACGTTGATGATCATGAATTAGAATGGCATAAAGACAGAGAAGATCGTATAGTTGAGGTTATAGAGAACCATGGATGGGAGTTTCAGATGGACAATGAACTTCCAATACACCTTGAAAATACGTTATTTATACCAAAAGAAACATATCACAGAGTTATTAAAGGAACTGGTAAACTTATTGTAAGAATAACAAAACTGTGAATATTTATAAGGTATGATTCATGAAAGTTATCAGATTTTTGCACAATTGCTGTTGGAAGGAGTCGATTTTAACGACCCCTGTCTTATTTTCAGAATAAGTCCACCAAACGCAAAAATCGATCATTATAATTTTTCGTTGAGATCTGGATACACATGTCCTTTTGCTAAAAAGTGTTTGACTAAAGTTGAACGTGATCCAAAGACAAAAACATCTAAGTTGAAACGGTCACCTAGTTCTGAATTTCAATGTTTTTCTGCAAGTCAAGAGTTAATGTATCCAGATGTTTATTTGCAAAGAGAATATAATGAAAATTTAGCAAAAGCCCGTTTGAAAAGTGGTGGTCCGGTTGCTTTTGCAAAATCAATGATTGCTGCAATTTCTGAAAATTTACCACGTAGTGCTAAGTATTTTAGAATTCACATTGGTGGGGACTTTTTTAGTAAGACATATTTAGACGGGTGGATTTTGGTTGCCAAAGCATTTCCAGATATTGTTTTTTATGCATACACCAAGAGTTATCCATATTTTAAAGATTTGTCATTGCCTGTCAACTTTTTGATTACACATTCTTTGGGAGGAAAACACGATGGTGAAATCAAACAAAAGGGTTTGAAATTTGCAGCAGTGGTAATGTCACCGGAAGAAGCTGACAGTTATGTATGGAAAGACAAAGCTGGTGGTGAACATACTGGGTTGGAAATCGATCATGATGATACTCATGCTTATAAAGATGATAAACCGTTTGCGTTATTGATTCACGGAATGCAAGCAGCAGGATCACCAGCATCCAAAGCAGTTAGTGCGTTGAAGAAACGTGGAATTAAAGCTGGATATTCCAGAACCGACATGAAACGACTTCCTACTGGGGAGTTACCTAAATAAATTTAAATCAAATGAGTGCTAATTTAGACCAAGATAGAGTAAGATGGCCCGGCAGCGGTAGTTCTGTGCCGGGACGAACGCCATTTGGGTTTTACGACACTGATGCTCGTTTTGTGGCCGATTGCAGTAGCAGTGCGGTCTGGGCAGCGATTCGTTTGGGTTATCCCATCGAAGACATCGAAATGATCG